CAGTAAAGCTAAAGGGTATTTCAGCCGCCGTTGGCACCTCTGTGACGGCCTCTAGCACCGCTGGCCGCATAAGAACTATGGTCGCCTCTGTTGAGGCTATCAGCACGGCTTCTAGCGCGTTTGTCCGTGTGCGTCCATTTGAGGCTTTGGTTGATGCGGTTGGCACTGCTGCTCTTGACGGTACTCGTATCAGAACCGTGGCGGGTTCTGTTTCTGTATCAGCATCAGCTACATCAAGCTCAAACTTTGTCACGCTGGCATCAGGTGTGGCAGACACATCTGTTTCAGTAACAGGTGCAGTAAATGCTGTGTTTAACGGCGCATCTACAGCAACAGCTTCTGTTTCACAGGAAACATCTGCGAAGATACTTGGCGAAGATTGGGGCGAGGTTGAAGTAGGTACTGAGGTATGGACGGATGTGCCTATTGGTTCTGAGATATGGTCTACAGTAACAACATCTAGCGGGACTTGGTTAGGACAATGATACAGTTTGGAGAATGGTTGCCAGATCAGCCTGATTTTATGAACGCTGGCGTGGTCACGGCAGAGAACGTAATACCAGCGGCTAATGGCTATCGCCCACTAAATCAATTTATTAGTTTCAGTAATTCCGCTAGTGGAACTATACGAGGTATATATGCCGCAAAAGACAACTCTGGCAACGTCAAGCTATTCGCTGGAGATGACGCCAAACTGTACAGTTTCAACGCCTCAACTAACAATCTGGACGATGTCAGTAAAGCTGGAACACCAGCATATGACCTTTCTGGTGCAGAAAAATGGCGGTTCGTACAATTCGGTGAATACGTCATTGCGGCTGGTGGAGCCGGAGAAGAACTGCAAAAGTGGCAGTTAGGCACTGACACTGCGTTTTCTGATTTAGGTGGAACGCCGCCAAAGGCTGATTTTCTGGCTGTGGTTCGTGACTTTGTGTGGACAGCCAACATAGACGAAGGATCTGGCCGGGTGCCTTACAAGGTGCGCTGGTCAGGATTTAACGACATTGAAAGCTGGACTGCTGGCACAGATCAATCTGACTTTCAAGAACTGCCTGACTCTGGTGCTATCACTGGTATGGTTGGCGGTGAATACTGCACAATATTGTGTGAGAAAGCCATCTTCCGGGCAACATATACTGGCCCACCGCTTATCTTTCAATTCGACAAGGTCGAGAGCCAGCGCGGGTGTTCTATCCCCGGCTCAGTGTGTAATTACGGAAGTATAGTTTTCTATTATTCAGACAACGGCTTTCATATGTTTGACGGCCAGCGGTCGACGCCGATTGGCAACGAGAAAATCGACAAGTTTTTCGCCAAGGACTTTAACTCGCAGTACAAGGACAGAATGACTGCGGCGGTTGACCCGCTTAATCAGATCGCGGTCTGGTCGTACACCAGCACCGCCAGCACAACCGGCCGCCCTGACCGGCTACTGATTTTCAACTACGCGCTGGGTCGCTGGTCAATAGGCAACGTCGAGGCTGACTTTATTGCACCATTCTTTAGCGCCGGTTACACGGTTGAGGATTTGGACAACCTGTCAGCCACCCTCGACGGCCTGACCACGGTACTTGACAGCCAGCTATTTAAAGGCGGCGAGTTTTTCTTCGGTGGCGCGGTTGGAGATCAGCTCTTTACGTTTACCGGCGACCCGTTACAGGCAACTATCACCACAGGTGAAGCCACTGTAAGTATGGGCAAGCACAGTATTGTTACTAGGGTGTATCCGTATCACGAAGATGGCACGGTTGAGTTATTTGTAGGCATGAGAGGCACACCGTTAGATACAGTAAATTTTGCTGCTGGTGGCACAACAAACGCCGCTGGTTTTGTACCGTTTAGGGCGGCTGACAGGTATCATCGTGTTAAGATGTTGTTAAGCGGAAACTGGTCATTTGCTCACGGCATTGACGTTGAGGCTAGGCAGGTGGGTCGGCGATGACAACTTCTGAAAGAATAACTAATTTTAGAATATTAAACCCAATTACAGCAACCACAAGAGAGATTGCAGAGGTTCTTAATCGCACGATAAATGGCGGCTTAAATAGTATCGGATATGTTACTTTGTTAGCTACCACAACACAGGTAACTGTTGATGAGCCTAGATACTCAACCAGTAGCTTGGTGTTTTTTACTGGCGTTGACCACGACCCGTGGCATCACAACCCATACATAGACAGCACAAGCACAGACGGTACTATGGTTATTAACTATTCAAATGCAGGGCACGATGCACGTTTCGCATACCTCATTATTGGATGAGTTCGAGAGATTAGCGCATCATATAGATGCGGCGTTGGCGTATTCCGGCGATACTCATAGTTCGCTAGATGTGTTAGATGCTATAAAGGACGGTAAAGCGCAGTTTTTCCCATTGGAAAATTCTGTTATAGTGACGGAGATAGTTGACTACCCTAAAAAGGCCGTATGTCGCATCTGGTTGGCTGGCGGTGATATGGGTGAATTGATAAAGGCTGAGAAAGAGCTAGTGAAGTGGGCAAGAGACCACGGATGTAGCGGAATGGAAATCATCGGACGCAAAGGCTGGGAACGCCAGTTGAAAGATTACAGTCCAGCGTCAACTGTACTAACAAAGGAAATATGAGATGAGCAAAGGCGGCGGAAACACAAGACAGGTACAGTCAAGCACTGTAGAACCACCTGCATTTCAAAAGCCATTCATTGAGTATGGCCTTTCGCAAGCAAAACAGCTTTATGAATCTGAAACGCCACAATATTATCCCGGCCAGACAGTTGTAGGCTATTCGCCAGAATCTGAGATGGCGTTGCAGGGTATTCGGCAGCAAGCCATATCTGGTAGCCCGTTCATTAAAGGCGTACAAGACGTTGTGATGCAGAACCTGATGGGTACAAACCCTCTGCAATCAGCCGCCTTTCGCCCGGTAATTGAACAAGTTGAGGCGCAAACATCTAAAGCTGGCCGCTATGGATCTGGCTACCAGCAAGCTGCATTGGCACAGGCATTGGCACCAATGGCGTTGGAAGCACAGCAACAGGCGATTGCACAGGCACCAGCAGCGCGGCAGTTTGGGTTTGCTGATCTTGAGACATTGGCTGGTGTTGGTGCGGCTCGTGAGGCTCAACAGCAAGCAGAGTTGGCGGCTGATATTGAACGGTTCCAGTTTGAGCAAGCCCGGCCACAAGAGAAGTTGGCGCAGTATCTTGCCGCTACACGCGGTGGTGATTTGGGTCAGACGACTTATGAAGCGCAACAGCGTCAGCCACTTACAAGCATCCTTGGTGCTGGTTTAGCTGGTGCAGAACTAGGCCAAATGGCTGGTATCGGTGGCGGCACAGGCGCTCTTATCGGCGCTGGTTTAGGCTTGCTGGGTTAGGAGAGTTAAATGAGTCCTTTTCTTAGAGGTATGACAGGCCAACAAATGGGCGTTGGACGTAGGTCACTGGCTCAAATGCTGGCTCCGGCTACGGCACCTACACCTACCGCTGCTGGGCCTACAATGGCCGCTGCACAGCCTCTAGACCTTGCTGGGCTACGCAGACAGGTTCTGGCACAGTCAGCCGCTCCTACAGCCCCCCAATCGCGTCAGGCATTGATGGCTAAGTACGGCTTGGCACCGACTGCCCCTGCTCCAAAGCCATCACCTATGCAACGCCTGTCATCAGCAATGCCAGCGTCAGGTACGCCTCAGATGGCTGGGCTAGGCGCTGCTGGTCGCGCTATGCTGGAGATGAGCGGTTATCAGCCAATAGCACAGGCACCTAGCATTGGTCAGATACTGGCACGGTCAGCAGAGGCTGGCATCGGCGCTATGGAGAAAAGACAAGCGGCAGAGCAAGCTGCGGCAGAAAAGCAAGCAGCGGCAGAACGTCAGGCGCGACTTGATGAGTTAAGCCGTAGAAACATTGAATCACAAATAGTGGCTAGAGAAAAAGAACAGAAAACAGCAAAGCCATTAAACTTTAAATCAACAGAGGTTATAGACCCAGAGACTGGTCAAAGAGGAAAAGCTGATGTTGCCTTCTTGCCTCTTGGCAGTCCTTTAATAGAGGCTTTGGGTGGAGATCCAACTACTGGAAGGGTTGTTCGTAAAGGTAGTTTTGTGCCTGATAAGCCTGATTCAGAAAGTAATTTAAGAACCGTTACTGGCGTTGGTGTAGTCGATTTTTCAGACCGTGAAAACCCAAAAGTTCTTATGGAATCGGAAGACCCTAGAAGATTTACTAATTTAGGGCCGTATAGAAAAGGTGGAAAATCTATCGGAGAAGGCACTCTTGATAAACATACGGGTGAAAGATTTATAGAAAAAGCCGATGGAACTCGTATGCCTATACCTGATGACGCTATACCTGTTACTGAGGGTATGGCAGCTATGGGCATACCTAATTTTGGTCAGTTCAAAAAGATAAGAGAAGATCTTAATGCAGACGAAGTAAGTATGCGTAATTACGCTAGCTATCTTAAAAACATTGAGAACGCAGATTCTGGTATTGGAAGACTGGCAGATGACTTTAGTGCTTACATAAAAACATTCCTTTCAACAAACGCAAAAGAGTTTAATTTATCTGAAGAAGAGCTTGCGTTAAGAATTGCTCAAGGTCAGATGCAGGGTCTTCTTGGATCAGCAAGAATAGAAACTGTAGGTGGCGGTGTAATGACAGAGCAAGATGCTTTGCGTGTCATTCAAAACATAGGCGGTAATGTAGACGCATTACAAAGCAAAAAAGTAGTTAAAGCTCAAATAACAAGAATGTTCGCTCAGAAGTACAATAAGTATGACAAGAACATTAATGACTACAACAATGCAGTTGAAAATCTTTACTCTGACAGAGGTTATGACAGAAAGTCACCAATAGAGGTTGATGCAAGATTGTTTGACCCCAAAATTATGGCTGAAATGGGGTTGGAAAGTATGGTTGACACAGAGGATTCTGAAACAGAAACCTCAGACGCTCTTAGCGAAGCATTAGGGCAGTATGGAAACGAATAAAATGGCTGAACCTACCTTAGAAAGATTAGAATCAGCGTTTATGAACGCTCATAAAGCTGGCGATAAAAAAGCCGCTGGGGTTCTTGCTGCTGAGATTAAAAGACGTAGAGCCGCTGCTTCCGTAAAAAAAGAGCCACCCACACCTCAACAAGAAATGATGTCTATGCCAGATGAGTTTACTGGCGAGGCCACACCAGAAGCCAAAAAGTTCATCCCCGGCGTTGCAAGAGAGTTGGCACAGGGTCTTACATTCGGCGGTGCTGGTGAACTTGCCGGTGCTGGTAGAGGCGCTATGGCCGCTTTGCGCGGTGAAGATTTTATGCCAGCGTTTCAATCTGGTATGGGTGAGTTTGAGGCAAAGCGTAAAGAGTTCAAAGAAGAGTATCCAGCATCTGCATTAACAGCAGAGATAGCTGGTTCACTGCCTACAGGCATTGCCGCTGGTGCTAGACTTGCTGGCGCTAAGTTGTTACCGCGTTTATTGGCTCCTGCCGCTGGTGGCGCGACATATGGTTTTCTTGGAACTGAAGGTGGTTTAGAAGAGCGTGGCTATGGCGCTGGAATAGGCGCTGGCATTGCTGGAACATTAGCCGCTGGTGGGGCGGCATTACCAGCAGTTATAGGCGCTGTAAAAGAGCCTGTGGCTGGCCTTCTTGCCAGAAAGGTTCCTTTGACGCCCGGTCAGTCTTTAGGCCGTGGTGCAGGGTATGTAGAAGGTCTTTTGGGGCGTACAGCATTAGGAGAGATTGCTGGTATACCGCAAGCACAGCGCAGAGCGTTTGAGCAGTTTAATGTTGAAGCTGTAGAAGGCGTTATGAAGCCTCTTGGTTACAAAGTTGACTTAGATGAACCGCTTACTGAGGCGGTAAATCAAGCTAAGATTTTTGCAGATAAGCAGTTTAAGAAGGCGGTCGGAAAGTCTTCACTACCTGTAACTGGTGGTGTTGTAAAAGACTTTATGTCATTAAAAACACCTGAAAACATAAACAGATTCAGAAAGAAATACAAACTTAGAGAAAAAGATTTTAGTGCTTTCAAAGAAGAAATTGATGATGCCGTTATTAGCAGAATTGAAGATAATGCTATGACAGGCGATATGATGCAAGATGCGGTTTCTCAGCTTGGAGATATTGCTACTGCGAAAATGTCAGGTGGAGCGGCTGACAGAAAAATAGGCAAAGCCTTGTTTGCTTATAGAGAAGATTTCTTAGACTACATACAGTCCAAAGCTAAAAATGCGGATGAGTTTAAGCGTGTCCGTGACGTAAATCGTGACATCCGCGCCTTACAAAAGTCTGCGACTGGTGCGGATATATTCTCGCCAGAACAGTATCGTAGACAGCTTGAGAAGCAGTTTGGGCCAACATATATGGAGCGCCCACAGGCTCAGTTGGCTAAAGAATATATTGATGTACTTGGCACAGGTCGTGCGCCAGTAGACAAACCTATACAGGATATGTCTTTTGCTAGATTGGCTGGTTTGTTGCCAGTTGGTTTGGCTGGGGCGGCTGCTCCCGCTGTTACAACGGCTGCGGGTGTAGCTTTACCAGCTATATATAGGACAGGTCGTTTAGGCACTGAGGTTGCTAGGAAAGCCTTACAGGTTCCCGGCGTTGCTATGCAAAGAGCGGCGGCTATGCCATCAGTATCTGGCGTACCCGCTGGTCTACTAGCAGAACAGTAGGAATGATGCTATAAATAAGGCAGTCGCCTTTAGGAGAAAAAAATGGCAAAGACAAAAATCAGCGAATATGATGCAACCGCATCTAACAACACGGACGTAGACAGCATCGACCTTGGCGAAGGCACGATGGTGCCAAGCGATGTGAACAATGCTTTCCGTGAGATTATGGCGCATCTGGCTGATATGAACGCCGGGACATCTGCCATACAAGACACCTTTACGCTGTCTGATCCGGCGGACGACACCAAGCAGGTGCGCTTCGATGCGGCGGGCATCACCACTGGCAACACACGCGTGCTGACTGTGCCGGACGCTGACGCCACAATCGCTGGCCTGTCTGTGGCGCAAGAGTTTACCAAGACGCAGAACTTTGATGCGACAACATTGACAGACGCCGCAAGCATAGACTGGGACGCGTCAGCCAATCAGGTGACTAGCGTGACGCTTGCTGGCGACCGCACGTTCAACGCGCCGACCAATATGAAGGACGGCGGCGTATATGTGTTAAGCCTCATTCAAGACGCCAGCGGGACACGCCTCATCAGCACTTGGAACAGCGTGTTTAAGTTTGCGGCTGGCACCGCGCCAACGCTGACAACGACTGCGTCTGCACGAGATGTGCTGGTGTTCCTGTCAGACGGAACCAGCATGTTTGAGATCGGGCGCAGCCTAAACGTATCGACCCCAGCATAAGGCGGTATTATGAGCAGTTTATTCGGAATAGCTGGCGGCGGTAACGTGGGTGCGGCTGGTGGCGACTTTTACAGCTACAGCATTGACCAGTCTCTGCGGTTTAATGACACAGATGACCACTATTTAAATCGTGTTGGGACTACTGGTGATAGGCAAAAATGGACTTGGAGTGGTTGGGTTAAAAGGTCTACATTAGGGAATATAAATGCAATATTTTCTGAAGGTACCACAGGAAGTTCTTTTGCTTTGTACTTTTGGTCTGATAATACCATTTATGCACAAGAAAGAAATTCTTCATCAAATAGATTTGTGCATCAAACGTCTGCTGTTTTTCGTGATGTCGGGGCTTGGATGCACATTTGCTACGCCGTTGATACAACGCAAGCAACGGATGCAGACAGAGTAAATTTATATGTAAATGGTGTTGAGCAATCTATTGTTGCAGTTGGTGGTAACACCCTTTACCCATCCTTAAATTTATCAGCCAATATAAATTTTGGTGGTAATCACTCAACTGGCTATGCCGCAACAAATAGCTTTAAGTGTTTTGACGGTTATATGGCAGAAGTTCATTTTGTTGATGGGCAGCAATTAAACGCTACAGATTTTGCAGAGGAGAAAAATGGTATTTGGGTGCCAAAACAAGTGTCTGGTATGACATATGGCACTAATGGATATTACCTGACATTTTCTTCAGACAGCTTTACAGATAATGCTTCTGACCCTGATGTCTTTGCTGACCAAGCTGGAAGCAATAATCACAATGCTTATAACTTTGAAGCAAGCGATATCGTGCCGGACAGCCCGACTAATAATTTTGCGACACTTAGTCCTTTACACACTGTTGCAGGTCCAACACTTTCAGAAGGCAACTTAAAACTTGTAGGTTCTGGCACAGACTATGACAGAAGCT